ACTCCGACCTAGAAATAGACGGAGTTGTCGTCCCGATCCCCTATCTTGTCGTCGATGCCGACTCTATTTGGTCGGTACATGGAACCGTGGCCATCAATGGAAAACTCCACAACTACAACTTTGACCTCCCTGAAGAAACAGTTCGTTTCATGCAAGGGATCTTGGTTGATGATGTGGCGTCCCATTTTCGGCGTTAGGTTCTCGGGTCCAGCGCATCCCTATTGGGATGTTAACTGGTCTCTCTTGATGGCAGAACATTTTCTGCCTGCACATTTGGTGCAGCTATCATACTAGGAGGAGGTTATGCCCACAAAGACGCGACCAATGGGTCGTGTGTGCACTAGATCTACACTAACAGTGAAGGTCAACGGCACTACAACCCCTGGGTCGACTACCCAAACTAAAACATGGGTAGATACGGTCACCGGTGGAACGAATCCACGTTGGAGAAGCCAAATAGCTAGAGGCACTCAGGCTGGCACGACACTTGTCGGGTCATCTGAGAGCTATCGGCCGTTAAGCTTCGACGTTGTGGAAACATTCGACTGGGTCGACCCGACGCCTCCGGGCACTGCCAATGCAAGTAAGAGTCATAGCGGCCGGCTTATGCTGGACGTTGACAATTACATCACTGGTACTACCCCCTCCGAAACGATAGCAAACAATCTGGCACTGCAGCACTTTGTCTCAAAAGTTCGATCAAAACAATCCTCCATTCAAGGAGGGGTGTTTCTAGGAGAACTTGGACAGACGGTGCGAATGCTAAGACATCCGTTGGGTGCATTACGCTCGGGCTTCCCCAAGTATTTAGCTTCCCTCAAGAGAAGGAAGCTTACTAAGGGCCGCCCCGAAGTCGTTCGACGACAGCGTAAACGGATCCTCTCGGAAACATGGCTAGAGTACTCTTTCGGTTGGGCGCCGTTGTTCTCAGACATAGACAGTATCATTGATACGCTAGTTGTTCCCTTACCTGAGCACCGTGAAACGTGCTGGGGTGTGGGAGTGCAACGATACGCATCGCATGGTACTACTACATTTGGTTCAACGCCGCCTCAGGTCGTCGTCGGTTGGAAACAGACGAAGACCGTTACCGTTAAGTACTATGGTATGTTGGCCATAGATCAACCCTCGCAATTTTCACAGAAACGATTAGGTTTAGACCTTTCGTCTTTTGTGCCGACTGCTTGGGAAGTTCTTCCTTGGTCGTTCTTAGTCGACTATTTTACCAATATTGGTCATATAGTCAGCGCAGCTACTCTCGCCCGTCAGGACTTGAGATGGACCATGAAAACTGTGATTACTGAGATCAGTAGGAGATCTACTGGTATCAGGTTTTCACAGGATTCTGTTGACCCATCTCTTGGCTCTGTCGACGTGAGTGGTTACGCTCCAGGTTGGGCGGAGTCGAAGAAACGTACTGTCAGTCGTATTCCTTATTACGACAGCTTGGTTCCAACGCTTTACGTTAAAGCGCCAGGCACAAACTTGAAATTGCTGAATATCTTAGCACTTTCAAGGACAGCACGGGGACTCACTCCTTATTATTAACTTGTTAATCAGAGATGGTATTTAACCATGTCATTCGGTCCGAGTTCTCCCGTTACGGGAGGCCCCCAGACTGGCCTAACAAGCCCGACGTACACCTTCACGGCGGACGTCGCGCCGAATAGTTACAGCGAACAGTATGCCGTCACCACTCTTGGTGGCACGCAGACCAACGTTGTTACGCATTCGGTGAGTTCACCCTTTACCGTTACCATGGAACGGCCTGCACAGTTTAAACAACTGGGCGTGCCGAACCCTGTTACCGGTATTGTCACCAACATTGGCAGGAACGTTTTTGTGATTCGCACCCGTAAGGGTGTGACTCCGCTTTCCGGTCAGGCGAAGCAGACCCAGCTGATCGAGACGAGAATCTCGGTCCCTGCTGGTGCTGATACGGCTGATGCGGTTAACGTTCGAGCTGCTTTATCTGCGCACATCGGCGTCCTTTGGGCGGGAAGTGCGGGAGTTGGCGACTCACTAATCGACGGCATCCTCTAATAGGGGTGTATATCGATGAAGAGTCGTAACTCTAAGGATCGATTTACTTTGATCCTTAAGGCTGTTACCGTTTTGGTCTCCCTGTGGTTCGCTGCGCGCTTCGGTGCGCCTCTCGAACTGCCGGTTGATCTGAACGATATTCAGCCCTTATAAAGCACCCTCCAAAAGTGGAGGGCCTGTTGGTGCTCTTACTAGGTTGAACTCAAATGGGTGTTTCCCTTTCCGCTCTTTACCTAGACTTGCTCGAAGACCTCTCCGACCATATACCTTCAGATTGTTACGCTGATCTTTTGCGTAACAAGCCTGTTGGCGACTGGCCGGATATGACCCCAAAGACTAAAGCCGCGTTATCATTAGCTCAGTCCTTCTACAAGAAATACGTAGAAGGTACGTCGGCAGATGCTAACAAAGCTGCTTTGGAGTTATTCTTAGATTCTAATGTAAAGTCTAAGAATTGGTCACTTCAAACGGAGTCTCTGCTGGACGATTTACTTATCGGCGAGTTTAAGGATTCGCTGAGAAGGTTCTTCGAACCTCAGGGTTATCCACTGGTCTCATCCTTCCATGATATTTTCGACCACGGAAGGACTGGACCAGGTGCCTCTATACTTGTAAACGGGAACGACTTTTATACAAAGTTATTCTCGTCCAAGCTTAGTTGCACGTTTGAGGGTCTCTATGGCGCTTACGCCAACTGCATCTTACCATTCCAAGACTGGGTCGACGCGGATAAACTCCGCGCCGACTCTTTCGAGGAGTGCGATGTAGTGCAAGGTAGCCGTCTTAGCTTCGCTCCTAAGAACGTAGATGTTTCTCGACTGATTTGCATAGAACCTAACTTAAATATGTTTTTTCAGTTAGGCCTCGGCAAACTTATCGAGCGCAGGTTAGATCGTTACTTCGGTATCGATTTATCTTGTCAGCCTGATAAGAATCGAGAGCTTGCCCGTATCGGTTCCAAGTTCGGATCTTTCGTTACGATTGATCTGTCCTCGGCGTCCGACTCGGTTTCCATGACGATGATAAAGCAATTCTTGCCACAATCTATTTATCAGTGGCTCGAGTTGCTCCGTTCGTCGAAAATGGAAATGCCAAATGGCGAGCAAGTAACGCTTCATATGGTTAGTACGATGGGGAACGGTTTTACCTTTCCTCTTCAGACCGCCATATTTGCGTCAATCGTTGAAGCTGCCGGGATGGTTTCAGATCATCCCTTGTGGAAGCCTCACGGCCAACACCTCGGAAGCTTTGGTGTTTTCGGCGACGACATCACATGTGAGACTAAAATCTCACGTAATGTGATCCGTCTCCTTAAACTCCTAGGCTTTCGTGTCAACAGCTCCAAGTCCTTCGTTGAGGGACCGTTCCGCGAATCTTGTGGCTCTGATTATTTCTTAGGTAATCAGGTTCGGGGGGTCTATGTTAAGACCTTACGAACGCAAGAGTCGCGATACGTCACTATAAACCGGCTAAACGCGTGGTCTTCTGAGACAGGGTTATACCTGCCTCGGACGGTCACGAGACTCGTTCGATCAGTAAGGTACCTTCCGGTACCCCTCTGGGAGAACGACGACGCCGGAATAAAGGTGCCATCATCGTTTATTCGTCATCTTAAGCGGGATCCAGACGTCCAGAGTATTGTGTACTCTAGGCGAATGGTGCGCCCTCAAAAGATTCGGATAGGCGACGGTGACATCACAGTACCGCATGGTGAAAAGCGTCGGATCTATAACGGTCCGGGCCTTTTACTAGCGTTCCTGAGTGGCGCTGTTAAATACGATAGCATAAGTGTCAGGCTTGGCACTCCTGTCTATCGTACGAAGCTGGCTGTTGCTCCCAATTGGGATCACCAGCCGACGGCTGTGTCGAAAGACACGGCCGACAAGGGGCGGTTCGAAACCGCCCTACACTCCAACTTATGTTGGGGTGTACCCCGGGACTAACAAGTCCCTCCTCCCGTG